AAGAGAACCGGCTTCCCACACAGGGTACAAGTGCAAACCGATGGCGTTGCTGCTAGGCACGACAGCGCCGGAGATGATGTTGTTTCCATAAAGAAGAGAACCAGCGACGGGTTCACGGATGCCATCAATGTCTACAGGAGGTGCAGCAATGAAGGCGATGATGAAGCAAGTAGTGGCAGCAAGGAGACACGGAATCATCAGTGTTCCAAACCACCCAATATAAAGACGGTTATTAGTAGAAGTTACCCAAGAACAAAATTCTTCCCAGGCTGTATTTCTACGTTGTGAAATAATTGTAGTAGCCATTTAAATAATTACAAGTAACCTCCCACCCTCCTCAAATAGTTACTTTTTCTAGTACTTTTTTGCTGCTTGTTTTTTTGTGGACTTCTTTTTCTTTGCTGTAGAGGCAGCCTTCATACCTGCTTTGGTATAAGGATACTTCTTACCATTAACCATTGGCATTACCAAACTCCAGGGATAATTTGTCCAGTCAGTGCATAAGCACCAAGAGCAGCAACGACGCCCAGCATTGCCAGGCGACCATTCAACTGCTCTGCAATTTCGTTACGAGTCACAGAAAAGTTATTCATCAGAAGTTGTACTTAACTCCCAACTTAGTTCCATAATTATTGTTGTCGTCCCCAGTAATAAAGGAGACTTCACCGTAAGCACCGAGCTTGTCACTTAGGGGCACAGAACCACCTGCTTTACCAGACAGTTCAACCGTGCTGTCGCCACCATCAGGGGAGACAATAGAAGGACCGCCTTGGATATACCAGTTAGAGCGTTCAAAGCCCACGTGATTATCAATCACAGTACCGCCGTAGTCAGTACCAGACCAACCAGAATTAGCTTCGACGTTTACATAAGGACCAGCGAAAGCGGGTGTTGCAGCCACAAGAGCGGCAGGGAGGATAGCAAGAATTTTCATTGTAAATAATTAATTAGAAGTTGAGATCTGAACGATCGAGTTTTGAAAGGATGTCTGAGCGGTATGCAGGATCACTGTCATAACGCGGATCACTCATTGCATTAACGAGTTCAGCCTGACTACGGAAGACATCCTTAGTGTCCGTAGCAGGCTTGCCAGTGAGCATCTGGCCGTCACTACCTACCGAATCGTTGTATCGATAGCTGAGTGCTTGGATGGCGAAGAACGCTGATTGCGGATCTCCGCGACCCATCACAGCGTCATACATTTCTATTTCCTGTTCAGAAAGATTTGTTTTTGCCCACTCAAGCATTGCTGTATATTCTTTTTCACCACCAGCAGATTGCTGAAGAGCATTGATATCTTCGTCAGAAAACTCTGACGGTGCAGAATTGTTCTGAACACTTTCTCTATAGTCAAGATACATATCAGCGATCTGATTGGCATTCATGTTTGACAATGCATCAAGAGTTTCTTGAGAAAATTCATCTTTAGATTCATTCCAAAGAGTCTCTAGAAAATCTGAGGTTTCAGCATCTACAGGTTCATCTGGCGATTCAGGTTCTTCGGTTGTCTCAGTGGAGGATCCAAGTTTTTTCTGAAGTTCTAGATAAGCAGACTCAAGTGACTCTGTATCTTTAAACTTACCAGCAAGCATTTGATTCTGCTCTGCTTCCATCTGTTCGCCAAGCGCCAAAGATTCTTGCTCTTCAGCATTAAGCTCACCAGGAGCTGACTCGGATGAGTCATACGATAGTGTTGTCATCAGTAATTATTGTGATTCAGCTGGTGCTTGTTGCGCTGCCATTTCAGCTTCGTTAGCTTTCTGTTCAACGGCAGCAAACTGTCCAGCTTGTTTGGTAATTTCCATACCTTGCTGTTGCTGCATCTGTTGCTGCATTTCTGCTTGCAACTCTTCTTCAGTTTTAACAAGGTTAAGAATATCAATACCTTGAGCAGCAGCGAGACGCTTAATCACTTCCTCAGGATTGATGTATCTAGTCAATGCTTCAGGACCAATGGTCTGAGCAATAGTTGTCATAAATTGTCCCAAGCTGTCACGGTCTTGACCGCGACCAAGAGCATTAATGCCAGCAACAATGGTTGGCTTGACAATACCTTTAGGAATCTTGGGTATCTCACCAGTCTTTTGGAAGACTGACAATTTACGGTTGAGATAAGGGACTAAGAAGTCCACAGTAAGCAGAGAGAAAAGGCCGCCAAGTTGCTGCTCTAGTTCCATCTGCGTCATACGCACCTCTTCAGCAGTAGTGCGTTCGCTCTGTCTTACTGACAGAATCAAAAAGGCTTCTGATAGACGACGTTCAAGTGTCTGTGCAAGTTGATATGCGGTAGCAAAGTCTGCTGTCTTACCTACTTGAACAACACCGATGTCATCAGGTCTGCCTTGAATGATTGCACCGTTACCTGCTTGTGCAAGTGTGGATGGTTTAGTTGTACTTGAGGGACTAACTGTAAAGACGACCTTAGCCGCTGCTGCTGAGCCTTCGACCAGGGCCTGGCTCAAGGATTCCATGGCTTTGAGATCGCCCATGAATTCCTCGACTCGACCTCTGCCATATGGCTCAGCATCTACAGTATTGAACCTCAGTGCTATCCAAGGGTTGGCATCTAATGGTGCCTTACCTTGTGACCCAGGAATGATTTTGCCATACACTTCCTGGTGCCAAACAAAACGATTGTTGTCACGCTTGACATGTGTGTAGATATCACACTGATCTGGTTGAGCGTTGTACTCCTCTGAAACACGATTGGGTTCTTGCTTAGGAAGAATATCCTCAATCAGTGTCTTACTGATTCGTTCTTTTGTGACGATTTCAATTACGTTACCGTTCCCATCACGATCTACAACGTAGCGATTAAGTGGGTAGAGCTTTAGATTTTTCTTGCCCATAAAGATAAGAGCGTTACCAGTCACAACCAAATGCTTAAGAGCTTGGTGAATAACCACACGGTCATCTGAAGCTGCAATTGATTCGAGAATGGTACGCTCAATCTTGGCGAATGAAAGATCAAGCTCTGACTTAATAGAGGGATCAGCACCCATCTCACCCAACATTTGATCATCCACTTGCAACTTAAAGAAGCTAGTTTGTGGAGGAAGAAGTGCAAGCATTAATTTACTTGCAAGGGTTACAACACCTTTAGAACCAATCGATTGCCATGGAGTTCTAAGTGAACGCATGCCTCCTGATGGATCTTCTTCACCTCTGATCAAATAGGGCAAGGTGAGATCACCTGCCTGTTGTGCTACATCTAAAAACTGAGAACGATTTGAACTTAAAACGTCATACCGCTTCTTTGCATTCATGCTAGATTTAAATTGTTAATTTGCATAGAGGCATTACGTTGTTTTCGGTTAAGAGAACGAGTGCCCCGTGTGTTTTTACCTGTCTTAGATGCGTTTGATCGTTTGATCTTTACACCTTGTGCTGCACCTCCAACAGCAGTAGCCTTTGTAGTCAAAGCTTTAGGTTCAGGCGGAGGTGGCGGTGGAGCTGGAGTGGGAGCTGGAGTGGGAGCTGGTGGCTGCATATCTTTTGCCATCTCTGCCTGCATTCTCCATCCAATACTTGGTAAGCCTGATCCAGCAAACGCATTCATAATTGTCATGGGGTTAAATCCATCACGCTTAAGAGCCCGATAAGACATCATCCCCAAACCACCGTGTGGACCTTGATATGCAGACAGCCAATTTTTAATAGGGTTCTTACGATCGTAATCACCAATAGTACTTCTACCGTATGCCATAATTAAAATAAAATAATTTATCAGTCGAGTTCATACAAAGAATTGCGGTCAGCAACATCAGAGTAATCAGCCAAATTTATTCCGGGACCTTCATCAATAGGATAATGTCCTCCGCCGTATGCTCGCCTAATAGTTTTCTCTTCAGCAGAATATTGAGGCTCATATGTCAACTCCATTTCTGTTGCGACATAGGTATACTCTTCAGGTTTAGGGACATCACTAAAGTCATAGTCACCATCGAAAATGGTGTCGTAATTTTCCCCAAGCCAATCCAAAACTTGATCTGCAGTATCTTGATCTGATACTGAATTAATATCTAGACCTTTCATAGCTGCAAGGATTGGTCCTTGACCCCAGGCCCTGAAGGAGGTGATCACATTACGAACAACATTGTCAGCTTTATCTAATGGATCATATTCGACAGTTGTAGGTTGAGGTTCCTCGTCCGTAGGATCATCCAAGTAATCCTGCATGACTTGTGGGTCAACAGGAATGACTTCATAGACAGGAGCCCAGTCTTGCCAAAGTTTATCAAAGAAACTATAGTCATTGACATCAACTTTCCAATCATCATGTATATCTTTACGCGACTTGTCCGACACTTGTTTCCTCCATGTATTGTTTGATCCATTCCACTACACTTCGTTGACCAGCAGAGTACATAATCTCTCTGTCCTGATCGTAGGGACTGGGGTTTACTGGTGGAAATCTTTCTTCTAATTCTTGTAGCAAACCACGGGCTTGGATGCCCACGGTTTCAAGCATATTGAGGGAGGTTGACATTGCTGTGCTCAAAGAATGCAGGTACTCTGCTTGCTTTTGTAAAGGAAAGTTCAGGTGCTTTACCCTGATACATCAGGTTGTCACTCTGATCTAGCCAAAATTTTTTATTCAATTTTCTATCGGTTGCGTTGTACTTCAACGGCTGCATCACCCAGTTGATCGTTGCTTTACGCAGCTTGTCGAGTGAAGGCGATGCCTCAAGGTTCAATTCTTTACATACAAGTGTATTCGAAGCTACGTGGATCTGCTCATCTCTACTGATGTCCGCAGACACTGTTCGCATACCACTGTCACCAACAGCTCTAAAGAACGGGAGTAATACAAAGAAAATCGCACGTTCTGCAACCATCGCTTTGAGGATTGTGTGATCAGGATGCGTAATCCAAGCCTGTTGTAACGCCAAGGCTTCTTTTTCAGCTTGTGGGTCAACGCCATAAGCATTGGCGATGTAACCAAGTGCCACGTCGTGGTTCTCTTCATCCCGTACATTTGAGATGAGTAGCTCTCTGGCGAGCGCCGGTACATCAGTGGCCAAAGCATCAGTAATAAAATCTCCAACGGGTAGTTCCATGTGGCGCAGTGCCAAGGCACGGTAGATAGTTTCTTCCGCACCCTCCAACACTGGGCCAGCTTCTGTTTGGACTGGTGTCCACTTACGCTTACGCGCTAGTAATTTTTCATAAGGGTTCATTCTTGACAATCACATGCGGGTTCATTATTTAAAAGTGACGCAAGATAGTCCTCAACTTCTTCTGTATCTAACGCAGCATAAGCATCCGACTTATCTTGTGTGTCTCCCATTACCTGCAAAGAATAATAGAGAGATGTTTGCGGAGACCTTAGCCACTCTTCGATAAAGGCGTTGTCGTAAGTAACAACATCACTCCAACTGTTGAAGCTATACCCGTGAAGAAGTCCTGTGCGGTTGAGAAGAACCATGATGCCATCTGCAACACGCTTGTAACTGTCCCAACCGACTTCACTAGCGATTTCTACATCGCCATATTCATATGTTTGTACACCGAACGTGCCGCTGTCACGGTCAACTGTCCGGCCTACTGGTGGTGCAATCTCTGGTGTACAGGTGTACCCATCAAGATCCTTACTCCTGTAACTGCAGCTAGCAGTGGGAGCAATAGCAAAGGCACGGACCATGTCGTTCTGTCGTGCAACGTAGGCAGCTTTGTTGATGCCTTCATCAATTGCATAGACGAGCTTGTAAGCAGGACTCTTGACAGTCTTGCCTTCGATGTACTGCTCCAGGGCTGTGCCGAACTGCTCGTAGGTTACGCCGTACCTCCGTAGGAGATTGGCGAGCCCGAGCATTCCAAGTCCAACTTGTCTGTCAACGTCTGAGGGGAGATACTCTCCTGAATCGCCAACACCAGTTTTACCGTGGAGTTCACACAGCTCCTGCATACCTTGAACGAAAGCTTTTGGGATGTCCCCGTACACACAGGCACCCAAGTTGATATGTTGCAACAAGCATGTTCCGCGTGAGGGCAGATATACCTCAAGGCATACATTTCCTCTGATTCTGTTTCCTTCATTGTCATACTTAACTTTGTTTAGCCAGATGTCGCCTGATTTAATTCCGTGAAGCAAGTCTGGTTTGAATTTGCATTCTTCCCACCACTCGTCCGTGATGTTGATACAACGTTTGACCCAAGGTAGTTCTGATCTAGGTGTAGTAATGAACTCCAAAGCGTCTGGGCTTGAGAGGTCGAGGTGAAGAACACACGCGCCATTCTTGTAATGCCCCCCACGTCGGAGGATTTCATTTAATGTTGAGTAGATTTTGCCGAAAGAGACTGGGCCAGATGCAGTAAGTCCCTTTCCATTTTCTGTTCCTTTGGGTCGCAGTTTCGACAGGTGGACCGCGCAACCTGCTCCGAAACGTAGAGCATGTGATACAAATCTCCAGCTCGCTTCGATTCCATTTGGTCCTTCCATAGAGTCTTCAACAACGAAGACAGTGCATGAAACTGGAAGCCGTGACTCAGGATTGTCGAGCCACGATTGTACACGTCCAGTACGTGAGATATATGATGTGGTCATTCGATAATTAGATCGT